AGTGGAAGGAGATTCCTCCTCTTCGTGGTCCTGATCCTCAGGGTCAATTAAAGCCTCTGAAGGAGAAGAAGAAGATTTTTGTTCCGATGGTGTAACATCTACTGCATTAATTAATTCTTTGTGATCTTCTAATATTTGTTTCATTTTAAATTCTATTTCTTTCTCTGAAAGATTATCTAAACTTCCAGTCATAATTAATTTTTGATCTACATACAATCCTCCGGCCTTACCTCTAGCTACTTCTGCATTAATTGCGGCTGAATTTTGTCCTTTAGCTCTAGCTTCATCTCTTATTTTTGCAAGTTCTGTAATATGTTTTTCAAAATTTATTCCGTATTTCTCTTGTACTTCTGCTCTCAACTCACCTATGTACTGAGCAACTAATGGATATACTTTTGGATTCTTTAATTCTGATGCTGATTGTCTAGGTCTAGTATTATATCCGGCTTCATTTGCGCATTCGGCTGGGCTCTTGCGACCTTCATTGTATACTAAAAGTTCTGCAAACTTTTTTTGTTTATCTGTTAATTTTGCTGGAAAAGCCATAATTGACTTATAAACTTTTGTACGATATAAGTCAATTATGTTTAAAATACTGTTAGCATTTCTATTTATGGGTACAGGCGAATCTATGAAATTTGACCCAATTAGCTCATTATCTCAACACGCAATTAAGAAGGTGTACGACTCAAAAAGTGAAACCAGAATCAAAGCTTTGGGCTTTAGTAAAAAAGAAAACTCCAAAAATAAACTGGATTAGACTCGAGGCTTCTAGTGGCTTAAGTAGTCAAGGACTCCCGGATTTATTAGGTTATTCGGATTCTTGTGGATTTTTTATGTTGGAATTAAAGATTGCACATAGCCCTAAAATATCCTTTAGTCCGCATCAAAAACTGTTTGCAATGACTCGTTCAAAACGTAACTATATTCTTTGCCAACACGCCCCGAGAGCCTCGGGTAGAGATAAAAAACAAATGACTGTTAAGCTATATAATAGCTCCGCGATCCACGGACTACTAATCGATCACCGCGAAACGCCATGCTTGGCCCAGGACGACTGGGATCATATTCAACGCTTGTTACTTAACGAACCGACGGACGGGTAGCGCTTGCGCCTGTGCATTCGCTTGTTCATTTATTCTATTATTATTTAATTTCTATCGCCTGAGCATTTATATTTATATTATACTTATACTTGTACATTAGAATCATTCTAAACTAGGTTTAATGTTGTTCTGTAATTTTATCTGTCGTCATGGATCTCTTGAAGGTATTCGTCCAGCCCAATGTTGTCGACAAAACCGTAGCTTCGTTTGTCCGCGCCCCAATAGCCGTCGACCGTATTAGTCATTAGATTCACCCATATGTTGGGACCGCCTCCCGCTACCAGCAGGCGAGCTGCTTTGTAACTGTGATCTTGGTGCGTGATCCATTCTATGTTGTATACGTGGTCCATGAACTCTGAAACGGTGCCGGTCCCGCTGGTGTCGTCTATCTTCAGGCCGTCAGTGATATCTTCCGCAATGTTCTTCACCATCCGCTCCAGCTGCTCGTTGCAGGTCTCACTGCATTTACTGTCTAGTTCTTTTTTCTCTTGTTCTTGTGTTCTCATGTTGTATCCTTTCATTATTTTATACTTTAATATCTGGGATTTTCTAACATGTCAAGTATTAATTTGAGCTGCTAACTGTTGCCGTCCCGCGCAACGCTTGCGCCTGTGCATTTTCTTTTTTATAATAAAAAAACCGCGACTCAGGAACCACACCGGGCCGCGGTCAGGACAAACTACGCTTGCGACTCGCCTGTGCATTTATCATTGTATAAATAAATATCTATACAAAATGTGACATTTTTACCACAGTGATATTTTTATCACAGGGCCGAATACACGTATAGCGAGTACACGTTGTACGAGCAAATTTTCGTACAACTATAATCACCTATAATAATAGTTAATTTTTTTCCTCAATAAAATCCTTTCAATTTTAGTATTAGATATTCCTATATAATTATCTTGACATAAAAATTCAAGGGTATAAAAAAATAAACAGAAATAATAACTTAACAAAAAGGACATATGAAAAAAATAAGAATGAACACCGAGTACAGAAATAAATTCTTTAATAAGATTAAAGATGTTTTTGAAAAGGAAGAGACGCAAGAGCAACAAGCATTTCTAAAAGCTAGAGAAGATTTTAATGTAGACCAGAAATTTACATTTTCAATAGCTAAAGAAATTGTTGAACGTGCTTACCCTAAAGATGACGTGGCAACACTACGCACATTTAAAAAAAAGTATGGCGACCCATGTGATGTAGTAGCAAAAGACGGGTGTTTTTACTTTGCACATAATGAAGATACAAACGAAGACGGAGAAGAAGAGGAAACTAAATCACATTTTGATTTTGGTTTGTATGGTAATCTAAATGGGCGAGAGCATGGAAGAGAAGAAGACTCGGAACATTTTGCACACGCATATTATAGAGAAGAACTAAAGGCAAAAGGTTGCAACCCAGATATTATTCCTCAACAATCTGGAAATGATAGCAACCCCTATAAAACAAAACATATTGATATGTGTAATAAAGAACTCGGTCAATCTGGTAGAACTAGAAGTGAAAATAATAGTGGCATAACTGATAATTATAATAATCAATTTATGTTAGATGTTATCGGTACTTCTTATTGTAGAAGTAGAGCCATAGCCTGTACTAAAGATGAATACATACAACTGGAAAAATGGAGAATGAGTAAAGCCCACGTTGTTAGTACACATCAAAGTTGGGTTAATTCTATAACAAAACAATGCGACCAGTTAAAAATAGGACTAAAAGCATATACATATATAAGTGAGGGTATTGAACTTGCCAAAGAACTAGGAATAGAATTGGAGGAAGCAGAATTAATTAAAACTAATTCAACAGGCTTGACAATCTATAACCCTACGAACCTTGCTAACTTAATCAAGGGTATGAAAAACACCGAGCAAACTAGAGAGCAAAAAATACAAGCACGAATGAAGTACGAAAAACAAGCTATAAACTAGGGCTTGAAAAAAGGGGGAAATTGTAATAGATTTCCCCATAGTATAGAAATGAGAATAACACTAACAATAGGAGTAAAAAAAAATGATTATAAAAGGCGTACCATTTATAATTAAGTATTTCTCAAAAAAAGCAAATGCTATTATTGAGAGAAAAGGTATCGTTGATGACAAGTGTAAAGAGTGGGTTGCTAAAACAACTCAACTACCTTGTTTTGATTATCACGATATAACAGCAACCGAGAACACAGTAGAAAATCCGAGCCACGAACCACAATACAGAAAAGTAAGTAACGGATTTTATTCTGTACAATTCACACAAAAAACGGAGGTCAAATAACATGGACAGTAAAAGCAATAGAGTACTAGATACGTTTAGCATGATTAACGAAATAAATAAAAAATCAGCTGACGCAACTGAGATATTAACTTTAAATTATGTTTTAAAAGATTTAAAGGCATTGGATAAGCAAAACTATATAACTTGTTTAGACAGTTTAATATTAATGATTAAATCCTATAAAAAAAGAATTGAAGATTTAGGGGGTTTATATTAATGATATTAGATATGGAAATGATAATTGCTTTTATAGGTGCAATCATAATAGTGGGGTTCTACATATGAAAAAATACTGTCAAGGTACGAAGTGCCATACATATGATACGAGTGACAGGAAACGTGGAACTAAGGGTAACAAAGTAAATCAAACGAGAACCCTCAGCACATACACATATGGTAATGGCAACTTCTGTACGTTAGGTTGTCATAATGATTGGTGGTCTACTCATGGAACACGTGCCATAGAATACGTAGGGCGAGTACATGAACCTGTAATCCTAACTGAAGAGAATGGGTGGCAGAAAAGATATAACTGCGATTATTATGGAACAGATGATGTAAATGTTCCACAGTATATTGAGGTTAATATGTTCACAAATGCAAAACGACCAATAGGGGGAAATAATGAGTAAGTATAAACTACCATTTAAAATAATGATGACTGACCCAAAAAGTCAAAACGCATTAGAGGAAGTAACGAACCCATATAGTGGCGAGAGTTGTAAGTTGCCACGTTATGCCGTTGCTGTCTATGATGCGATTAAAGGGGCAGAACGGACAGGCGAATACGACATCATGCGTAAGGGCATGGATTGGTTTAGTAAGAACTTTACTGATGAGTATTACGTACTATTAGATTAAGACTATGACAACCGACACGCTAACACGTGTCGGTTGAATGTTGAGTGCATATTGTTGTGGGATATTAACCACTATAACTTAGGTCGTGAAATAGCGTTGCGCATTAGATGGCAAATTCTAGAATGACCCATTCGCCTATGTGACGTATGCACTCTATATTCAAAACACTTGTAGGTTGTACACTTGTAGGTTGCACACTTGTTGGTTGCATTCTTTTTTTCTTTCGATATAATGTGGAACGTAGTGAGCATTATATCGTTATATTAGAGTACGAAGTACCTTTTCTTTATAGAGGTACCACAAACATTTGACTCTATACGTAAACTGTTAAGTACGATAACCCTAACGCAGATAGGGATCCTAATAGTTTACTCTTTATTCTTTGTTATAGACATAGATGTGGTATA